GTGAAGATTGCTGGTACTTTAGAAGCAGTAAACAAAGCTGGTCGTAAATCTGAAAAGGCTTACCAATTAGCTAAAGCTTCTGCTGAAATCAAACGTGACATGGAATACATCCTTTTAAGCAACCAATTAAATGCAGCTGGTAACGCAACAACAGCTCGTACACTTGGTGGTTTACAAGCATGGTTATCTACAAACAAATCACTAGGTACTAACGGTACTGCAGGTTCTGGTGGTACAACTGCTCGTGTTTCTGGTACAGACCGTACTTTTGATGAAGCACACTTAAAATCAGTTGTTAAATCAGCTTTCAGCAACGGTGGTAATCCTAAAGTGTTAATGGTAACACCAACACAAAAGCAAGTAGTATCTACATTTGCTGGTATTGCTGCACAACGTTTCATGGCTCCTGCTAATACACCAACAACAATTATTGGTGCTGCTGATGTTTATTTATCAGATTTCGGTACAATTTCTGTTGTTCCTAACCGTTTCATTCCAGCAGATGCTGGTGACGGTGGTGAAGTAGCATTTGTTCTTGACCCAGAGTATGCAGCAGTTGCTTACTTACGTCCATTTGCTACAAACGAATTAGCAAAAACTGGTGACGCTGATGTAACTCAACTTTTAGTAGAATACACACTAGAAGTTAAGAACGAAGCTGCTCACGGTATTATTGCTGACTTGGCAGAGTAGTAAAGGTTTAATGGAACTTTATCCATTATTGAGTGCAGAGGTTGTAGGTCATGCCTACACCTCTGTCATTCTTTTTATTGTAACATTTTAATATGTTTGCCTGTAAAATTAATTTTCACTCAAATCACAGGTAAAAGGTAAATGAATGAAACCAACAACATTTAGAACATCTGTAGCACATGATACAGATAAAGGTTTAGTAATTGAAACTAAACAAGATATCAGCGGAATTTTAGAAGCAAATTTAGCTGAACGTAATTTAAAAGATAAACACACACGTTGGGGTGAGGATATATTCGATAATAAAATAGCATCTATCCCTCTTACAGTTATTGATGACCTTAATAAACAAGGTGTTATGCGTGGTTTTCATATTTTAGATAATAAACGCTTCAAAGAATTTTTAAACAATCCAGATAACAAAGTATTTAGAACACGAGAAGGTAGAGTGTAATGGCTTTTACATCATATACAGACTTAAAGTCTACAGTAGCTGATTACTTGGCTCGTAGTGACTTAACCACACAAATACCAGACTTTATTACATTAGCAGAAAACAGATTAAGACGTGATCTTCGTATTCGTCAAATGTTAAAGTTTGTTACAACAACAATGACAGCTGGTGATGGAACTGTAGCACTTCCTAGCGACTTTTTAGCAATGCGTGATTTGCATTTAGAAACAACACCAATTAGTACAATAGAATATCAAAGTCCAAGTAACTTTTTTAGAAATTCTCGTGTAACTGATTCTGGTACACCTACTATGTATACAGTATTAGCTACAGAATTTAATTTTGCACCAAAACCAGATAGTGCATATGTATTGCATATGCTTTACTATGCAGCACCTACATACTTAAGTTCAACTAATCCATCAAATGCTTTTTTAGCTAATTGCCCAGATTTATTGTTATATGCAGCACTAGGCGATGCTGAACCATACTTGATGAATGATGAAAGATTACAGACTTGGGCTTCATTATATGATAGAGGATTAACTTCTTTATCTAGTTCAGATGAGTCTGGTGAGTTTGCAAGCAGTCCCCTATCAATTTCTTTAGCAACGAGGTAAATCATGGCAGAATTTAGTAATTATTTAGAAAATGCACTTATCAATGCAGTTCTTCGTAACACATCATACACATCACCAACAACAGTTTATGTAGCATTGTTCACATCTGATCCTACAGACGCTGGTTCTGGTACAGAAGTATCTGGTGGCTCATACGCTAGAACTTCAGTAACATTTGGTGCACCTTCTAATGGTGTAACAACATCTAATGCAGATTGCACATTCCCACAAGCAACAGCTTCATGGGGTACTGTAACTCATATTGGCTTATATGATGCTTCTACAAGTGGTAATTTATTATTCCATACACCATTAGATACAAGCAAAACAATTGACTCTGGCGATATTTTCAAAATCGCTTCTGGTTCACTTACAGTAACATTAGCTTAAGGATAAG